TTACCAAATGTTACTGCAATAGTTAAAGGTAGAAAAGTTTACAATCCAAATCTTGACGGCACTCTTACTGGAGGTTCTGGTTCTCATAGAAAAGACGATAGCACTACTTGGGAATATTCAGATAATGGTATTTACCAAATGTTAGATTATTTAAGAAACGACAGATTTGGTATGGGTATTGCTGATAGTTATTTTGATTCTAATTTTGCAGACTGGCAAACGGCTGGCGATGTTGTAGATGCAAATATTACTCCTTTTAGTGGTGCAGACCAAATTGATTTATTAGATAGCCACCCAGTCGTAGATACATCAAGAAAAGCTATTGATATTGTAGCAGATTTTGTCAAAGGCACTCGATCATATTTAAATTTTACTGGAGGTAAGTATAAAGTATTAGTTGAGACAACTGGTAGTGCATCAATAACATTAACAGAGGATAATATTATAGGTGGTATAAATGTAGCCAGTAAAAATAAAAACTCTCGTTATAATAGAGTTATAGTCAATTTTATAAATCCATCAAAAAATTATCAATCAGACACAGCCCAGTTTCCACCAGTAGATGAAACAGGACTTGCCAGTGCTGATACACATAGCAACATGAAAACAGCAGATGGAGGCATATTGCTAGAGGGTGAATTTGATTTTCCTATGATTGTAAATCAACATCAGGCTCAAGAACTTGCAGAGATTATTTTGCGTAGGTCAAGATCAAGTCTTGATGTTGCTGTGAAATGTGATGGAACTGGGTTAGATTTAGCTGTTGGAGATATCGTTAATATTACCCACGCCACGCCCTCTTTCTCGTCTAAACCATTCCGTATTCAAGGTATGACTATAAATACAGATCATACAATTACTTTACAGCTTAGTGAACACCAAGACAGTTATTATGCTTTCGGAACACAAGTAGCACCAGCAACAATACCAGACACAACTTTACCTAATCCATTTAGTGTTCAACCGCCAGCATCAGTGACTTTATCAGATGAACTTATAGAATATTCAGAGGGTATTGTTATAACTAGATTGTTAATAACAATAGGTGTATCGCCTGACAAATTTGTTGATCGTTATGAGGTGCAAATAAAACAAACCTTAGATACTGACGGAAACGCTGTCACAGATACTTTTAAAGAAATAGCAATTGGTAAAATATTAACATATCAGCACTTAAGCGTAATTGATAAAGCTACATATCAAGTTAGAGTTAGAGCAGTTTCAAATATTAACTCAAAATCAACATTCGTATCAGCAACTAGAAAAATTGTAGGTGCTACAGAACCACCAGCCGATGTGACCAACTTTAGTGTTAATATGCTTGGTAGTTCACAAATGCAGTTGAACTGGGACGCTAACACAGACCTAGATATTTCATTTTATGAAATTAGGTATCAAAATGTGACTAATAATGCACAATGGAATAAATCAGTAAACTGGTTGCAAGTACCAAGAACATCAGGAACATCAATAACTACTAATGTTAGAGACGGGGCATTCTGCATAAAAGCGGTGGACAAATTGGGAAACGAATCTAATAACGAAACAATTATTTATTCAAATATTGCATCAGCAACTAGCAATTTTAAAGATATACAAACACTTACAGAGGACATCACTGCTGGTACTTTTGATGCAGATGTAGCTTTGACTGACAGTTCAGGCATTAATTCTATAGTTTTAGATACAGTTACAGATTTTGACTCAACTGTAGGAAACTTTGATTCAGCACAAGGAAATTTTGATTTAGGCGGAACAGATACAACCTCAAATCCAAATAATGCAACAAAAAATATTGATAATGAGGGATTTTACACCTTAGCACAAACCCTAACTTTGTCTGATGTTTATGATGCGTCTTTCATAAAAAGTATAACTATAGATCAAATAGAAGACCCTTATGATTTGTTTGATGATGGTAGAGGTGCAAGTCTGTTTGACGATGCCCCAGCCCCATTTGATGGAAACGACCCAACAAATGCAACAGCACAATTACAAATAGCAACATCTACAACATCTTTAGCAGATGCAACAAGTTTTCAACCAATGAACACATCAACATCATTTAAAGGTAAATTTTTTAAATTTAGACTTAGACTTGCAAACAAAAATAACAAAACTAGAGCATTTGTATCTGGTATTTCTATAGATTTAAAATTTCAAAAAAGAGAAGAGACTGGAGAAGATGTTGCATCAGGCACAGGAACTAAATCAATTACATTTGATAAATCATTTTTTTCAGTACCAGCTATAGGTATAGCGGCTCAAAACATGGCAACTGGAGACACCTTTTCTATAAGTAATAAAACAATAAATGGATTTGATATTGTATTTACAGATAATGGTGGTAGTAATATAAATAGAACTTTTGATTTTGTGGCGTTGGGTCATGGTTTGAAAAGTTAATTAAAATGAGGTAAGAAGATAATATGAGTCAAGTTTCAGATGTAACGCTGTCGAATCAAGGCTTTAGTGCATTCCGTACTGAATTAAATAATATCTTAGGTGCATTAAATTCTATGCACTCAGGAACATCAAGACCTGGTTCAGCAACCACAGGGACTCTCTGGTTGGACACGACCAATTCTGGTTCAAATAGTTTAACAATTAAATTTTTTGATGGTAGCGATGATATTTCTGTTGCTACTGTAGATACGTCAGCAAACACCATTAATTTTATAGATAGTGTAGTCACAGGCTTTGATATTGTTGGAGACACAACACCTCAACTTGGAGGAGATTTAGACACAAACAGTTTTAATATTACTATTGATGATGCACACTTTATAAAAGATGAAAATGGCAACGAACAACTAATATTTCAAACAACAGCCTCAGCAGTTAATGAATTAGAAATAACTAATGCCGCAACAGGAAATGCACCCTCGCTTGGTGCAAGTGGAGAAACTAATGTTAGCTTAAATATTTTACCAAAAGGCACAGGCAAAATAGTTATTGGAACAGGGGCGGCGGCGGCAACTTTATCAAGTAATGGTGCTAATGATTTAGTTTTAGAAACAAACTCAGGCACAAATTCAGGAAATATTACTATTACTGATGGTGCTAATGGAGACATAAATTTAAGCACAAACGGCACTGGTGCAATAAAATTTAATGATTTAGCTTATATTCCACAACAAGCTCTAACTTCATCATCAAATGCTGTTGCATGGGACACACAAGCAAAAGCAAACGCATTTCATTTAACAACTGAAAACACTACTTTTTCTGCACCAACAAACTCAGTAGAGGGTTCATTTATTTGTTTAGAAATAAATTATAATGGCTCTCACACTATTGCTTTCAATACAGCTTTTGAGTTTGCGGCTTCAACTGCACCAACATTTACTTCAACAGATGGCAAAACTGATATATTAGTTTTTAGATATAATGGTGCTGTATGGCAAGAGGTAGGTAGAACATTAAACCTTAGTGAAAGTTAAAATATGTACGCATTAGTAGAAGATGGTTCAATAACTAAATTAATAAATAATCCTAGATCAATAATTATAGCTGATGTTCAATATCCAGCTAAAATATTTCAACTCTGGTCTGAGTCAGAGCTAAAAGCAATAGGAATATATGAAGTAATATCTGACACTACAAACTATAAAGAAGAAAAATGGTATTTTAATACAAATGAAGAATATGTTTTTGCAGATAATAAAGTTACAAAATCATGGGGAACTGCAACACCTAAAGAACACGCAGATACACTTTGGACACAAGAAGATTCAGATAATGGTCATTTACCAAGTGATAAATCTGTTGGCGATGTTAAAGTTGAGGGTCTTAAAACTATTTTAATAAAAGATTTAAAAAAACAAACAGCTAATGAACTTTCTAAAACAGATTGGTACATAACTAGAAACACAGAAAAATCTACTGCTATTCCATCTTCTATTTCTACTCATAGGGACGCAGTTAGAACTAAACAAGCTGAAATGGAAACATTAATTACAAATGCAAGTGATACTCCAGCCCTTGAAACTTTATACACATACACAAAACAAGATGATGGTTCTTTAACTAGACCATTAGGCGAATTGCCAATATTGGAGGTTTAATGCCTTTAATACTTGGAACAAACTCCATAAAAGATACAGGATTTGATGTTGCTAACTCATTAAGATTTAATGATGGAAGTACAGATAGTTTAGAAAGAAATTTTGATTCAGGTGGAAGCAGAAAAACATTTACAGTAAGTGTTTGGTTAAAAAGATGTGAACTAAGTGCTACTAATCCTATTTGGGCAGCAGCTCCTAGTTCTGGAGGACAATGTTCTTTAGTTTTTGATTCAAGTGATAAGTTACAATTAAGAGAATTTAACAATACTGACTCAGAAATTTTAAATTTACACACTGATGCAGTATTTCGTGATCCATCAGCTTGGTATCATATAGTAGCTGCAGTTGATACTACACAATCAACATCTACTAATAGAGCAAAATTATATGTAAATGGAGTAGAGCAAACATATAGCACAGCCAGTTATCCACCTCAAAATTATGATTTACTGATGAATAGCACATCAGATTCAGGTAAATTTTTAATTGCTAATCAAACATATAATAGCCCGAGTGTAACTTTTGATGGTTATTTAGCTGAAATAGTTTTTATTAATAATTCAGCACTAGATCATACATCATTTGGGGAATTTGACTCAGATAGTCCTACAATATGGAAACCAATAGCTGTAACTGGTTTAACTTTTGGTACAAATGGATTTTATTTAAATGTGCCAGGCCCATCAACAGGACAAAATGCTAATGGATTAGGTGGCGATAGTTCAGGTAATGGCAATCACTTTGGCTCTAGTGGTTTATCTGCAATAGATCGAACTACTGATACCTGTACAAATAATTTTGCAACATTTAATACACTTGATAATGCTATTCTTACTTTATCTGAGGGAAATACAAAAGCTAGTCACTCTAATGCAAGTGGAGGTGAAGAAAATCGAGCTACAATCGGAGCATCACAAGGAAAATGGTATTTTGAATTTAGAGTCGATCATACTGTTACACTTTCCAACCCTTTGGCAGTAGGCATGATGTCTAATACTGGACAAACACCTTTGCAATCTGATTTAAAAAATACAGAAGCATTTACATCTGCTTGGCACACAGATACTAGTACAAACCAAATTCAGTCAAGAGTATCAGGCAGTAATACAAATTTAAATTGTAATTTGTCATATCCAGATAATGGCGATATTATAAATGTAGCTATGGATTTAGACAATGGCCGAGTTTTTTTTGGAAAAAATGGAACATATATAAATGATGCGTCTGGTAATACAGGAAACCCATCGACTGGTGCAAACCCAGCAGTTACTTTTACAACTGGCGGACATTTTTATTTTCCAGCTATTCATAACAGAGGTAGTCAAGGATTAACTATTTCTTTAAATACAGGAAATCCATCATTTAGTATTTCATCAGGAAACTCAGATGCAGAGGGATTTGGAAATTTTGAAAATGCAGTACCTTCGGGCTACTTTGCCCTTTGTTCAAAAAACTTAGCGGAGTATGGATAATGGCTTATACAACTATAGATGACCCATCACTTAATTTTAGAATAAAGTTATATAATGGAAATAACAATGCTCAAAATATAGCCTTTGATGAAACACATGAAAATATGCAACCTGATCTTTTATGGATAAAATCAAGAGCTGGTGCAAGTGTTTTTAATCATGTTCTTGGTAACTCTGTAAGTGGAGGAGGAAAATATTTACATCCAAATACTACTGCGGCAGAGGTAAGTAATGCTAATGTTATTAATACTTTTAATACAAACGGATTTTCAGTAGGTGGTGCAACCTTTGTTAGTGAGGGTGGCAGAACGTATGTTGCTTGGGGTTGGAAAGGAGGTGGCTCTGCATCATCAAACTCTAATGGAAGTATAACAAGTTCTGTATCTGCAAACACTACTAGTGGCTGTAGTATTGTTGGTTTTAATGGTAATAATGGAACTATTGGTCATGGTTTAGGAGTAAAGCCTGATGTAATCATAATTAAATCAAGACAAACAGTTAATAACTGGGTTGTATTGCACAAAAATTTAACAGGTGGTATGGACACAAATGGTATAGTTTTAAATGATACAGCTGCAGAAACAGATGGTGGTGCAGGGATGGCAGAACCAACATCAAGTGTATTTACAATAACAGGTGGATTAGCAGCCAATGATAATAATATTGCACTTGTATTTTCTGAAAAAAAAGGTTTTAGTAAGTTTGGAAAATATATTGGCAATGGTTCAAGTAATGGGCCTTTCGTATATTTAGGTTTTCGCCCAGCTTGGGTTATGATTAAGGTATCTAGTGGAAATACTGGAGGCTGGGATATCTACGATACTAAAAGAGGATTTAATCCAAACGAAGAAATTTTACAAGCTAATTCTTCTAGTGCAGAATCATCAAATGATGCAATAGATTTATTAAGTAATGGATTTAAAATAAGAAATACAACTGGGAATCAAAACGGAAGTGGTAATACCCACATCTACTTCGCTTTCGCAGAATCACCATTTGTAAATTCTAATGGT